AACAGTAACTCTAGAAATTGTTGATGTTAACATTCCTATTACAAGTATTGTACCATCTGATCTAAACAATACTTTTAGTAAACTTTGGTATGTAAAGACTAGAGCAGGAACAAATATTGTTGGTAGCGTAGATGTTCTCTCTTACACTAAGGTATTCAAACCCCTTAAGAATCCAGGAACAACTGAAGAATCTAGATTCTTGGAAGTAACGGTTGCTGGAACAAAGAGTGATCTTGAAAATATTTTTAAGGAATACGATGAAAGCTCCCAGAGTAAAAACAGAAAGGTATTCTTATCACAAGCAGATGCTATTGGTGATGAGAAAGAAGATTTACCATCAACAACCTTTGCCAACGTAGTTGATTATAGCGATACTATTACACCAATTATTGGTACAGCAAAGCCAAGTAACTTCTACTTGGAAGAAAGAGGTGCTGGTTTTAATTCAGATTCTGATATTGTTATTTCTAAGGGAACACTTGCTCAAGGAGGAAGTGCTTATAATGCCAAGTTTGCCTTGTCATATTTTGATCCTCAGTTCTTTACAAAGATCATTCTAGAATCTGTTGTTCCTTCGGATTCATATGGTGTAGGTGAGTATGTTTATGGATTGACAAGTGGTGCTTATGGAGTTGTTGAAGGAGCTCCAAATGGAGTATATTCTACTGGAAAGATTTTATTTGTTAAAACACTTTCTGGTAAATTTGTTCCTGGAGAAACAATAAGAGATGAATCAGGCAATCTTGTAAAGATTGCTAAGGAAAATACTATTTCACATTTTGTTGTTCAAGAAAGAGGACTAGGATATCCTTCAACATCAACTATTCAAGTTGATGGTGTTGATTATGATCAATCTCAAGTTGAACTTGGATTCAATGGTCAAGGAATTTATAGAGTAGATATTATTGACAGAGTTTCTTTCTCTGGAGAATATTCTAAACCACCTGTTGTTACAGTAAATTCTGGAGAAACAACACCAACTACCACTGCTGTAATTATTCCTGTTTTAAATAGAAATACTGTTACTACATATACTCCACAGAATGTTAAATCATTCGGTTCTTCATATGGTTCCGATAATGGCAACAAATTTACGGCAGATGCGGTAGTAGATGACAGAGACTTTGCTACTCTTACATCAGTAACAGATTTTACTTTCTTTGGATCTAAGGGAACAAAATTCTTAGAATCAACAAGTTTTAGTGCAGATGCTAGCAGCATTGTACAGCAGGGAGATCTAATTCAGTTTTCCGACGCTTCTAATAATGTTATTAGAGCTGTTGTACAATATGCAACTATTCAGAAAGGATCAGCAAAAACTAGAATCTACATTGATGAAACTCTATATGATGATGTAACTAGCACAAGTGTTGTACTACTACGTCCACGTATCAAGAATCCAAATTCAGGAACTCTACTATTCCCAACAGGAAGTAAGCAGGTTCAGAAAATTTCTGCTGGTACAGAAGACACCAAGATTAAATATTTCTTCAGAAGAGATTTTGTTACTGCTGGATCAACTGGCGGTGGTATTATTACCTTTGCCGCTCAACTGCCATTTGGTACACAAAGATTTACCGCATTTAATGAGAAAAATTATGTAGTCACTGTTCTCAACAAGAATAGTGCCGACTTAGTAGAAGATGGAGATATTGTTTATATTGACGAAGATAATGTAGAGATTATTTCTTCTACAGATACAGCAAGTGGATTAACTTCTGGTAGTATTACTTTCCAATTACCGACATCGTACTTTAATACAAATTTTGCGGGAGTAGAAAATTATGTCGCACCTGAGTTAAAACTCACAGCGACTCTAGAAGTTTCTAACGCAAAACCAAGACTTAAGACTGCTATTAAGAATAAGCGTATTGTTGTTGATTCTGCTGGAGATAGAGTTATTCCTTTCAGAGGAACCGATTATGATAGTGATGTTGTAGAAACATTATCCTTCTCTGACGCATATAGATTGCGTTATGTCTATGAAGGAACAAGTACGCAACCACCAGAAATTGATAGCGCAGGAAATTTAGTTTCTGGTACGGATGTAACCAATAGATTTACATTTGATAATGGTCAAAGAGATACAATCTATGACGTTTCAAGAATTGTTTTAAAACCAGGATATGAAGCAACGGTTGGTCAAATTGTAATTGCTTTCGATTACTTTGAACATTCTCAAGGTGATTTTGTAACTATTGACAGTTACTTACATGAGGCTGGAGTTCTAGAAGATGAAATTCCAACATTTAATTCTTCTACTCTTGGAAATGTAGAGCTTAAGAATGTTATTGACTTCCGTCCAAAAGTAAATACAAGCACGATTGTTGCTGGTTATCAAGATACATCAACATTAGAAGTAACATCCAGCAACTTCACTGGTCCTGGTTCTGTTGTAGCAAGTACACCTGCTCCAGATACAAACTTGGAATATACTTTCTCGTTTAGTCAAGTCCAGTATCTAGATCGTATTGATGGAATTTTCCTAAACAAGAGAGGAGAATTTATTGTTAAGGAAGGAAACTCGTCACTTAACCCAACAAAACCAGATCCCGTTAAAGATGCTGTTGCTTTGTTCTATGCTTATATTCCAGCATACACAACATCAAGTAAGGACGTAAGAATTACTCCAGTAGAACATCGTAGATATACGATGAAGGATATTGGCAAACTAGAGAAGAGAATCGAGCGTCTTGAGTATTATACTACTCTTAGTATCCTTGAGCAGCAAGCACTGAATATGCAAGTTAAGGATGAGATTGGTCTAGACAGATTTAAGTCTGGATTCTTCGTAGATAATTTTGAAACACATGGTATTGGAAATCTCGTATCTGCTGATTATAAGTGTGCTATTGACAGTAGACAGTCAGTTCTTAGACCTCAGTCTAAAGAAGATTCAATTCTTCTCAGAGAAGTTAATACTAGACAAGACCAGAGATCAGTTGCTGGATATCAAAAGTCTGGAGATATTGTAACTCTTCCATATACTACTTTAAAGTTACTCGGAAATGATTTTGCTTCTAAGACAATTAATCCAAATCCATTTGTAGTTTTCCAGTATGTTGGAGAAGGATCTGTTTCACCTCAAGTAGATCAATGGTATGATCAAACTGTGGAACCTTTAGTTGTTGATACAAATACAAGTCTGTATGATATTTTTATCGCCAAAGATAACGCGAAAGAAAGTTTCTCCAGTCTTCATAATTCATTTGTTGTAAACTGGGTAGGAACATCATCATCATTCACTTCTATTAATTCTCTTGGAGAAACAAATACAGCAAATGCCAAAGCATCTGTTAAGTCAGCATCTGTTGGCAGTTCTTCAAATATCAGTCCGCAAAACAATGAACTTGGTAAAGGTGTTCAAACAAAAACTGTTGGTGAGAACGTTGTTTCAACTTCACTACAATTCTTTGCCAGAACAAGACCTATTAAGTTTGTTATTGGTAGATTGAAGCCTCTCACTAAGGTTTCCGTTTTCTTAGAGGGCAGAAATATCAATCGTTGGGTAAATCCAGATTTAAGATTTACTGGTATTGCTGGAAATTCACTATCAGCATTTAATGGTGAGATTGTCACAGACGAAAATGGAAATGCTAGTGGATTAATTTTGCTACCCGCTGGTTATGCTCCAAGAGAAAATGCTACTTGGACAGGAGATGCTGATACGGTTGAGTATGACGAATCTTCAGAAGAATTACGTTTTACCACTGGAGAGTTGACATTTAGATTTACTTCTAGCAGCACAAATGAAAATAAAGCAAGTGTAGATACTTACGCTGAAATTAAATATTATGCTTCTGGTATTCTTCCACAGAATCCTTCCAGCATTGTATCTACCAGACCATCCTACTTTAAATCAAATGAGGGAGTTCAATTTGTCGAAAGCAACACTGACAACCCCCTAAGACCTAATCCACTAGCACAAGTATTCAAGGTTGAAAACTTCGATGGTGGTGTGTTTGTAACTGGTGCTGATCTTTACTTTAAGAGCAAGAGCACCAATATTCCAGTTAGAGTTTACATGACTAATGTTGACTTTGATAAACCTGCTAAGAACATTGTTCCTGGTACAGAGAAAACACTAACTCCAGAAACATATCTCAAGTGCTATGCTTCTGGTAATGTACTTGTTACTAAGGGAGAATATGTGGTTGGAACCAGTTCTGCTGCATCTGGTCCGATTTCTAAAATTATTGATAAAAACGGAGTAGAGTTGACACCATCATCAACTGGTGTTTATGCTCTTACAAATGAACAGGTTTACACTTTAGTCTTAAGCAATCACAATGGTCGCTCATTCTTACAGAATGAAGATCTTGAGATTCCTTCCGTCACATTGGCAAATGCTACTGGGGGAACCGATCTCAAACTAACGATTGCTAAAAATAGTGGTAAACTTTCTGATATTAGAATCACAAATCCTGGATCTAATTATGACAGCGCAGTATTGACAATTGAAAGTCCACAACTTCCTGGTGGTTCAGTAGCAACTGCTAGAATTAATGTATCGGATGGAAGAATTTACAACGCTGAAATTTCTATTGCTGGTTTTGGATATACCGAAGCTCCATCAGTAGTCATCAAAGGCGTCGGAAATGGCGCTGGAGGATGTACAATTGAGACCTTTATAGAGATTGATACTCTAGCAGTTAGAATGGGCGTAGCGACCGATTTTGAGGGTCTCACAGAGTCCACAACGCCAACACACTTTGCTTTTGATTATCCAGTATATCTAGAGAATGATTCTGAATATGCTCTTGTTGTGGAAACAGATTCTACCGATTATGAA